GAAGTTCAGACGAAGTAATCATCAGATATGACAGTGGCAACGGAACTGAAGGGAACAGGTCTGCTAGAGTGCTATTGGCTGGAGTGGACGTAGGCCGATTCACTCGACAAGGTTTCATTCCATTTGTAAAAACTACAACAGGTGCGCCGCCGATAGACGGAACAATAAATGGCTCTATGTGTATCAATACTGCAGATAATAAATTGTATGTGTTTATCAATGGTTGGAAGTCTATTTCTTTAGCCTGAAAACCATTAAATAAAATCATATCAAATTTGGTGGACAATTCCACTTATATTTATACTTCTGTGCCACTTCATTAACAATGAAAGGAAAAATACAAATTGGAGTATCAATTATTAGAAAGTAGGGGGTATGGATGCATTAGTACATGAAGGGTGGCAATTTTTTAAGCTTATTATTGATAATTGGGCCGCCCTTCTTATAGTTTCTGGTATTTTCGGATGGATGTATCGAAGAATGACCAAGAAACAGGAAGAGCAATTAAGAATACTTTTAGTAGTCATTAAACGTGTTGAGCTTGGAGAAGCAATTAATCACGATTATGGCTTACAAATTGTCAGTGGCATTTTTGATGAATATACCGCACTTGGTGGGAATCATTATGCTCACGAAATTTATGAAAGATACAAGGAAGGAAAAGAAAATGATTTCAAATGACAAAGTTTACAACATTATCAAATGGGCTGTTTTAACAGCATTGCCAGCTCTCAGTGTTTTTATCAGTGTAATTGGTAAAGCCTATGATTGGGGCGAGACTGATCTAGTCATTATCACCTTGAATGCATTCACAGCATTCTTGGGAACATTGGCTGGAGTAAGTGCTGCTAAGTATAATA